CACCAGGGAAGCCTTCAGGAATTTCACCTCGACCTCGTCCTCGCTGTAGCGGGCGCGGAGGTTTGTCAGACATTCCACGAAATCTGCTTCCAGATAGTCCATACATGGGATGGCGATCAGTGTTTTCATCAGGTCAGCACTCCTTTTGAAAGTCGAAGGGCGGGAGATCATTCCCCCGCCCCCGTGTTGTTATTTTGTTGTCGCTTAGGTCGTTGCGATATAGCGCACGATGGCATTCACGTCGCCCAGTTTGCCGTCAGCCAGGCACATCGCGCGGTAGACCTGGGAGCCCTTGCGGAACTCGGCCTCTGCGCTCTTCTTGACTTCGATGCCCTTCGCGAAGTTGAACTTGTAGGCGCTCAGGTCGCCGAACAGAACCTCTTCAGAGGACAGGTTGCCGTCGATGATGGCCGGATAGCCCAGCACGTTGTACTTCACAGCGCCCTGAGGATCGAGAACAACGACGCGGTTCTTGCTGGAATCGACCATACCCATGATCTTGCCGAAGAAGAACTCGGGGTTGAACACGAACTTGGCGTCCGCATGATACTGTCCGGGGAGTTTGCCGGCGATCGCGCACAGCTGAGCCCAGGTGATGCTGTTACGGCTGAATGTGCCGTCCTCGGTGGTCTTGGTGGTGATGATACCGGTGGCCTGGTTGGATCCGGAACCGGCGCCGTTCAGGACGGCGTAGTCGATGGCCTTTTCGATCTTGTTGACCAGGCGGGCGACCAGCCATGCTTCAAAGGCGTCGATGCTCATAGCATCCACATCAGCGGTGATCTCGACGGTCTTGATCAGCTTGTATGCGCCCAGGGTGATGCTGGTGATCGCATCGGTGCTGTCAGTAGCGGCGGTGCCCATCTCAACCCAGTTGGCGTCCATGACGTTGGACTCAGCGGGATAGGTCACATAGCCGGGGATGTTGGTGATGTCGATCGAGGCCAGCAGGGGATTCTGCTCCAGCTTTCCGATGATCTGGTTCATGGTCTGGGTGGGGATCGCGGCTGTGGCCGTCACGGCAGTGCGCTCTTCAGCGGTCAGTTCCTTGCCCATCAGGTTCTTCAGGAACGCTTCGCGATATTCGGGGCTGTTCACTTCAAAGTTCATTTTCTTTCCCTCCGTTTTAAATTCTTTAATGACCGGATTCATGTTGCTTTCTGCAACCTTCTTCCGTTCTTCCTCGGCCTTGCGGGCCGCTTCTTCGCGGGCTTCCAGTTCGGCCTTGATGGCCTCGAGCTCATTTGCCCGCTGCTCAAGCTCTTCTGTGGTGGCGCTTTCAGTATCCATGCCGACAATCTCCGCCTGCCTGGCCTCAAGCTGCTCCACGTTCATCTCGTCAAACTTCATGTTTGACACCTCCGATCAGGATTTTCAGCCGCTCAAGAGCCGCCGTCCGGCGTTCCTGCTCAGCTTCGGCTTCCAGTTCCGCCGCTCGCTTCTGTTTTGCGCTCTCCAGCGAGGCCCTGACGCTCTCCAGCGTCTGGCCATCAGAAGCGGCCTGGATATCTGTGCCTTCATAGGCCGGGAAGGCCACCGCGGATACTTCGTACACCTTGCGAATTGATGTGATCGTCCGCTTCGGGCTGTCTGTGTCCAGGTCTTCCCAGTTATCGCCATCCACCGTGAACATGAAGGACATTCCGGACATGTCCCCGCGTTTCACGGCGGAGTAAAGCGCTCTTGCTTCCGCATTGTTCTCTGTGTCCAGATCTACGCGGATCTCCATGCCACGGTCCGTGACCGTCATCTGCATGGTGCTGTGTTCGTTATTATTCCGACTCCTGGCAAGCGGGATCATGCTCGTGTTATGCCCCACCAGGAAGCGCACGTCGCGGAGATCCGTATCCATCAGCGCCTCAGGATCAATACTTTCCCTGTACCAGCCGAGGTCTGTTTCCTGACTGAATACGATCGGCGTGCCTGTGATGTACGTGCCGTGCTGTTCGTTCTGCTCCGCGCGGATTTCAAAGTTGAAAGCACGTGTTTCTTTATTCATTGTTCTTGTCCTCCTCGTTGTCTCCATCCTTGACATTCTTGTACTCGCCACGGATCGGCGTATACTGTCCTGCGCCGTCAGGCAGCGCAGGATAATTAAACAGCTCGCGGATCTCATCAATTGTCAGAACACCGCGGTCACCAAGCTGCTGGGCCATGGAAATCTTTGCTCCAATATTCATGTACTGCAGCCTGTTGGCGCTGAACACGATCTCGTTCCCGCCATTGCGTTCCCGCTCTGTGAACACCATTCGCGTCAGCGCGTCGCTCAGTTTGATGGCGAACGGCTCAATAGAACCATTAAAAAAGGCGTCAAGCTCGTCGCCTGTCGCCTCGTTGCGAATCACTTTTTCGCTCACGCCGAAGTAGTTGCACACATTCTCCCGGATCAACTTCTGCTGCTCGCCGTTAATCTCGTATGTGCGCTGGCTCAGCTCTTTGATGTTCGTCATCTGGCTACCGAACAAGAGCAGGCCGCCGCCTCCGCCCTGGAAGTTGTTCCTGTCGAACCTCTCCCTTTCTTTCCTCAGGTCCTCGTCAAACGCCTTGCCAGTCAGCTGCGCCATAAACCGGTATGTCGCACTGTTCTTCACGCCTTCCACGATGCCCTGTTCCACCATGTGAACCAGCTGCATTGTGGAGTCCAGCGCCGTGTTCTTCTCTCCGAAGAAGTCATCCGACAGCTGATGCTTCGTGATCACTGCGCACCGGCTCAGCTCCATCGACCGCTTCTGTCCATTCATGAAAGTATATTTCAGATACGGAACGCCGCCATGGCTGACCACTTCGCAAGTGGACGGCAGAACAGGGAAATATCCGCACACTTCCCCGCGGTTGTCCAGCAGCGGAACGATGAACAGATTGTTTTGCACATCACATATATTACTGCACCGCTCCAAGAACTGCGGCCATGTATACCACGGATTCGGTGCCGTCTTTGTTGCTGTGTACAGCGTCTGCCTGGCTGTTCCCTTGATGCTGTATTTCAGTTTTCCGACGTGCCGCGCCCTGGCGTCCACCGCAGCACGGACCAGCTCACTCTCGTAGATTTTGCCGCCCCAGCTGGTAAACACCGGCGAATATGCCGTGAATGTTTCAAAGCTGCTTTCGCCGACACCCGCGGCTTTCGGCTTCCCGAAAAGCCGGTCAATCAGTCCCATACTCTTCACCTCTTGTTACTCAGCTGAGTCTGCATTTCTTCATAGTGGTTGTGACGCATACAGATGGCGTCGCTCAGCGCTGCCATTCCGTCAATATGTTGCTTGGCACTCATCTTTATCAGGCGCCTTCGGTTTGTGCCCTCTTCAAACTTGAGGGCCGCGTCCAGCATGTGCACCTTCATCAGGTCGTTATCATTGATGCACCGCAGCCGCCCGTCCTTGATCATGCCTTCCATGTCGATCAGGACGCCGGTCAGGTTGCTCCCCTGGCTGACAGACTCCATGTCGAAGCCGTCCGCCTGCATATCCTGCACCAGGTACGCGGCGCTGTACCGGTCATACCCGACCTTCAGCGGCAGGATCTCATAATCATGCTCCAGCATCCGGAACCAGTTGTGCACATCGTGGTAGTCCACCGTGTTCTCGCCGGAGATCGTCAGCAGGCCCCGCTGCGCGTAGATGCGATACGGAAGCCCGTCCCGCTGCGTCGCCTCTTCGACCTTGTTCGCCGGCATGAAGAACATGACATCGAACCAGGTGATCCCGTCCTTCTCTACACAAATGACGGAAGCGGTCAGGTCAACGGCCAGGCTGAGGTCTATGCCGCCAAGTCCGTAACTGTGCCTCAGATCCTCCAGCGTCATGTCAAAGCCGAAGCACTTCGCGATGTCCCGCGTATTGAGCCAGCACTGACTTGATGACTGCTTGATGCAGGCCATCTTGCAGATGAACTCAGCCTTGTTTGCCAGGCTCTCCTCGGCCTTCGCGATCTCCTCCAGGATATAGGAGGCGCTCACGCTGACGCCCAGGTTCGGGATACTCTTCTGCAACTCGCTCAGATCGTTCCACTTGTCCAGGTCATCGATCTGGTACAAAAAAGGCAGCAGCCTCTTTTCCCGGCTGTTGCCCTGCAGGAATGACGTGGCCCTCTTGAAGAGTTCGTCATAAATGCCTTCGTTAATGTAGTTGGCCGTCGTGATCGACAGGATCAGCGGCTGTTCCCTTGCGCCCAGGGCGGAGGTCATGACGCCGTACTGCTTGATGCCCTGATCACCTACCCAGGCAGCGATCTCATCGCATACCGTCAGGTGCGGGTTGAAGCCGTCGCTCTTCTTTTCGGAGAACGGCACCTTCTTGATGGACGTGTTCGTGCTCTCGATGTAGATGTCCATCTTCCGCTTCTTCGTGATCTTCATCAGATCCGGCTCTGCGCTGATGGACTGCCAGAAGTCATTGAACACGATGTCCGCCTGGTCCAGCTTCGGGGCGAGAAAGTAGCAGTCCGCGCCGCGTTCCCCGTCAGCGTATGCCATGTACTCCGCGATCCCGGAGGCAAGCAGGCTCTTCCCGTTCTTCCGGCCCATCACGACGAACACTTCCCGGTACACCCGGATCCCATTTCCATCCACCAGGCCGAAGATGCAGCTGATCAGCGCCTTCTGCCATGCTTCCAGCTTCACCAGCTGCGGAGCCAGTCTTCCTTTGCTGTGATGGCAGAACTTTTCAAAGAAGCTGACCGCCTTGTTTGCTTTTTTCTGATTGAAAAAGTATCGCTTTTCCTCCAGATCCGAGATGATCCGCTCATATAGTAAACGGATCCAATGGCCAACCGTCACGGATCCGTCTTCTATCATCTGATAGTATCTAAGTATCCAGTTTTCGGTACTCTTATTCACTCAGGAACTCACCCAGCTTGTCTCCTGCCGGCGCGGCCGTCCCGAGCTTTTCGATGATCTCCAGCATCAGGCCAAGCGTCTTGTTCGCCGTGTCGTTATACTTCGGGAGCTGCGTCACCAGTGGGTTGGCCTCTACTTTTTTCTGTCCCATAGATCCAACCGTCTCCATCAGCAGGCATTCCTTCAGGCTCTCCTGGATATCACCGATCAGTTTCATCTGTTCCGTGTACCGGTCAGCCGCGGAGACGAACAAAACGTTGTCTTTAACGCCGTACTGCTCCGCAAGTTTCATAATCTCGTTGAAGCTCAGCTTCTTTCTTGCCATCTCCGCACCTCCTTCCAAAAAAAGCGAAATCTTTTTTAATCAGAGCGAAATTCGTGAG